ATGCAGCCTTAACCGTTATCGCCTCACTCTTTATATTCTTTAGAGTGTTCATATAGGCGTCGGAAAGTTGGTCTAACTGATTAATCAACTTTGTAATCGAATCGTCCGGGCTTACAAGGTCGCTATATTTTATAGGGTTGTTATTATCTGCCATACTTAACGTTATTTGCGGGCAATTTGCCCCGTATTAAATTATCTTTTCTTTTCCATGTAGTTAATCAACCAAAGAAAAACAACGCCGCAAATCGCCTTATTTGACGCCGTTTTTATTTTTGGTTGGTTTCAACAACTCCTTTATCCGCTCAAATGCGTTGTAATACTCCAATACGGTGTATTTCTTTGGTTCCGGTACGTGCAAATGTTGCGATATGGTTAAACACATATTTTCAAATTGTTTATCGTACTGAATTTCCATGTTATCGGAACCGCTAAAAACAACCGGGCGATTATATAACAACAACATCGTCGTTATTTTATCAATTTCCGCCCGTTTGTCCTCTGTATCGCCGTTTATAATCGCATCCAACATTAACATTGTTCGGTTACGCAATTCGTCGTAATACTCTTTAATCGTCGCATCGTCGAACATACGGGGGAAATACATTTGCAATTCATCATCTATTTTTTTTTTGACCGCTTCCATTTGGGCGGTCAACTCTTTAATCGGAACGTCGCCGAACATATCGACGACCTTTTGCAACCCATCGTCGGATAAATCGTTGTACGGGGTTCCGTCGATTGATTTAACCAACACGGCAAACGCTAAACATTTCGGGCTTAACCCGGATTGAATGAAATACACGTTTTGCCGCATATTATCCAATTCGATTGCCGCCAATTCCGGGGTTTTGCTCCGGGCGTATCTCATTGCCTTTTCAATATGCGTGTCGAAATCCTGTAAATCCGAACCAATCCCGGCATCAACCAACAACATTTTATTGTATTTATGGAAACGCAACATCGGTAATTCGTCGATTGCGTCGTATATCTCAACCGTGTATTCCCCTATCTTAACCGTTTTCATAGCAAATAACGTGTTATCATGGTTGAACAAAAGGGAACCAACAACAATGCCGGGTTCCCGGTTATAAACGCCAAAAGGATTGCCAAAGCAACCCCCGCCCAAAAGGACAAACAGAAATCGCAATTAAACATCTTTGCGAAAAACTCGTTGCCGTGGACTTGTACCCATTCGATAACCTGCCATTTGCGTAACAAGGTCAAACCGAATGCAGCAACCAAAGCAACCACGACCGTATAAAATAAAAATGCTTGCATACACTTTGTTTTAATCAGTTAAACACGTTTCATCAATTCCCAATTCCCCGGCAAACCGGAACCCGGCGAACGGGTGCATTAAAAATTGGTTATCTATTTCGTCCAAAGTGAACCCGGCAAATATGTTTTCCGCCTTTGCGTACACTCTGTTTATTGTCATGGAACCGGAACGCAACCAAATACCGCCATTCAATACCCGCATGATTTGTTGTTTGACCGCCTCCGTATTCCGGTTGTTGGGGTCGTTTGTTATCGTGCGCATATCAAACCAAAAGATAACCGAAAACGGCGTTGTATATTTGTTTTGTTCGCCGGGGAACCAATCAATTTGTTGCGGGTCGTCCAACACGAAAAACGAAAAATTCCCTATATTACTATCCGGGGCAATCAACATATATTCATTGCCGCCGACGTAAATATTGGGCGTGTAATATCGTTTTCCTTGTATGGACTTAACCAACCGTTCCGAACGTCCAAAGGAATAATTAAGCCACGGCAACCCGTCCGCCAATCCCTTTTGAATATTTGCAATAACCCGGTCGAATAATTCCGGGTTCTTTATAATCGGTATTCGTTCCATATTAAACCGCTTGTTTTCTTAATTCCCAAACTTTGGTAACGGCTTTTGCAATTCGTTTATTACGTGTGCCGTAATTGTTGTTATAACTATTATCGCACCACTCCAAATTATTTGGGTTGTTGTTTAACTTGTTTTCGTCCTTATGGTTGATATGTGGTAAATTGTCCGGGTTGGGAACAAATGCCATTGCAACCAATCTATGTACTCTATACATTATACTTTTACCGCCTTTCATAAGTTTAATAATCGCATAACCGTATATGTTACGTTGCGGGGCTAATTTCTTTGGTACTCCGGTGCGCCTGTAATCCATTGAAATAATATCCCCGTTTTCCGTAACCCTATAATCTTTATCAAACCCTAATAAGGGCTTTGCGTTCAATATCAACTTATCCATTTCCGTATATCGTTTTTTTTGCTTTGGTTAGCAAATCCGGGTAAACGTATTGCCAAATCAGTTTAGCAATGTTTTCGTTCGTCAATCCCAATATTTGCCGCCCGTACTTTTTTATCAAATCTTCCGTCTTGAAATCCGACGCCTTAATTTCAAATTGTTTGTCGCCGACTTCCAAATAAAAACTACTCTCAAAATCGCCCTCATCCCGTAACGTTACCCGGTTCGTCGGTTGTCCCTTTTCCTCCTTAATGGCTATTGTTAGCGGGGTATAAGGTCGATAATCCATAATGTCAACGCCCAATCGGTTAATACCCTGTTCAAATAATTGTTCCTCGGCGTTGGCATCAATGATAAACGCCGTTGTCATTCCGTCGTCGATTATGTCCCGTATAATCAACCCGGACGTCAACCCATCGTTAAATGTATTAAC